ACAAGCCCAGCAGCAACAGCAAGACCCTGTGCTGCAAATCCAGCAGCAAGAGTTGCAGATCAAACAAGGCGAGCTCAAGCTCAAGGAGCAGAAGCTGCAGGTCGATGCAACTGCCCGTGCCGACGAGCTGGAGTTGAAAAAGCAAGAGCTGGAAGGCAAGCTGGAGCTGGAGGGCTTCAAGGCAGGCCAGCAAGCGCAGCAGGCCGAAAAGCGCATGCAGGCAGATCAAGAACGAGAGGGTGTTCGTATGGGCATCGACATCGCCAAGAGCAAGCAGCAAGCCGCTGCCCAAGCCCGTGCTGCGGCACAGACCTCACCGAAAGGTAAAGCCACCCGATGATCTCCGAATTCGCACGCGTATTGCGCGAGAAATTACGCACCGACATGAACAACTACGCCGATGACTTGGCGGGTGGGGCATGCCGCTCTTTTGACGATTACCAAAAACTCTGTGGGGTGATTCAAGGCCTAGCCACCGCAGAGCGTCACCTCCTTGACCTTGTAGAGAAAGTTGAGCAATCAGATGAGTGAAATCATTCTGCCTCCGGGCATCAGCCTGCCAAAACACATCCAGCCTATCGACGCCCCAGAGGCCGAGGCTGACAGCGAAGCAAAAGCATCAGCGCTGCCTATCCCGACCGGATACAAGCTGCTGTGCATCGTGCCCGAAGTCGATGAAAAGATCGCCGGTACGACACTCGACCTCGTTCGAGATGCTGCGACCCTAAGAGCTGAAGAGCACGCCACCACGGTGTTGTTCGTGCTGCGGGTCGGACCAGACGCGTACAAAGACCCTGCCAAGTTCCCGTCGGGCGCATGGTGTAAAGAGGGTGATTTTGTGCTCGTGCGCACCTACACAGGTACGCGTTTCAAGGTGTTTGGTAAAGAGTTCAGGGTTCTGAACGACGACCAGATTGAATGTGTTGTGCAAGACCCACGCGGGTATACCCGCGCATAAGGAGCAGAAATGAGTGAGTTCAAGTTCCCAGACGAACTGGAAGACGACAAGAGCGTCGATCTGGAAGTCTCAACTGACAACGATGTCGAGATCGAGATCGTTGACGACACCCCCGAGCGGGACAGAGGCCGCAAGCCCTTGGACCGTGAAGTGGCTGATCCCACCGATGAAGAGATCGACCAATACTCCGACGGCGTTAAAAAGCGCATCAAGGAGTTGACCCACGCACGTCACGACGAGCGCCGGGCCAAGGAGGCACTCTTGCGCGAGAAGCAGGAGTTGGAGCGTCTTGCTCAGCACATGGTGGCTGAGAACAACCGTCTCAAGCAATACGTCAACAACGGCACCGAGCAGTACGCGGCTTCCCAGCTGCAGATTGCGGAGACCGAGGTCGAAAAAGCCAAGCGCCAGTTGAAAGAAGCCACAGAGTCTTTTGACACGGATGCAGTCATCGCGGCACAAGATGCCCTGATGGATGCCAAGATGAAGGTGCAGGCTGCAAAAAATTTCCGTCCAACCCCTTTACAGGTGGAAGAAACTGAGGTACAAACTCAGCAAACGCAAGTATCACGTCCGGAACTGGACGACAAGACTGTTCGCTGGCAGGCAAAAAACCAGTGGTTCGGTTCGACGGGATACGAGGAAGTCACCAGCTTTGCACTAGGGCTGCACCAAAAACTAGTCAACTCCGGGGTCGATCCCCGCTCTGACGAATACTTCGAGCGCATTGATGCTCGCATAAAGTCCACGTTCCCTGAAGTTTTCGGTGGGACTGAAGACAAGCCAAAATCCGGCGATAGCTCCAAGCGACCTACTTCGGTTGTGGCTCCGGCGACTCGTTCGACTGGTGCACGCAAAGTCCAGTTGACTCCCACGCAGGTTGCGTTGGCGAAAAAATATGGATTAACCCCGCAGCAATACGCTGCTGAAGTAGCAAAATTGGAGAAATCAAATGGCTGAAACAACTAACCGGAACCCTCGTGCCCTTGAGTCACGCGAAAAAACGACTCGCTATGTGTATACACCTGCGAGTGCACTGCCTGATCCTACCCCTGAACCCGGTATGGTGTATCGCTGGATTGCGACTCACGTACTTGGCGAAGCCCAAAACACGAACGTGTCTACCAAGATGCGTGAAGGTTGGGAACCGGTCAAAGCAGTCGACCATCCGGAACTGATGCTGGAGGGTAATGCGAAAACTGGCAACGTCGAACTCGGCGGTCTCATGCTCTGCAAGATGCCCCGTGAACGTGCGCAAGCCCGTGATGAGTATTACGCTAAACAAGCGCAGGCCCAGATGGAATCTGTGGATAACAGTTTCATGCGAAACAATGACCCACGCATGCCTCTTTTCGCTGACCGCAAGTCATCGACAAGTCGTGGCGGTGGTTTTGGTTCTGGTTCAAAGTAACAAGGAGTTTTAAATGTCTTCTACTGCCTCTCCCTACGGTCTGCGTGCCGTAAACGAGATCGGCGGCCTGCCATACGCTGGTAGCACCCGCACTTTCTTGATCGACCCAGCTGGTACAGCATCGAACATTTACAACGGTTCGCCCGTGTATGTGAACGCTGATGGCTATCTGGCCGTTGCAACCGCTACTGGCGCTGATGCAACCACAAACGGTTTCCCTGTTGGTACTGCCAACACCGGTATCGTTGGTGTGTTCACTGGCTGCTCGTATGTGAACGCTCAAGGCCAGCAAATCTGGTCGCAGTACTACCCCACCGGCGTGACTGGTGTGATTACTGCTACTGTGATTGACGATCCAGATGTCGTGTTCCAAGTCCAGTCCGCTGGCTCGGTGACACAAGCCGCTCTGGGCGCAAACGTGTTCTTCTCCACTGGCGCTGTGGCAACTGGTAGCACAACTACTGGTAACTCCACCGCTTCTGTGGTTGCAGGCTCGTCTGCCGTCACCACAACTGCTGCGTTCCGCGTGATCGGTTTTGCAAACAACGTCAACTCGACAGTGGGCGACGCCTACACTGACGTGTTGGTCAAGATCAACCCCGGCTACCACAGCTACACCAACGCCGTTGGTCTGTAAGGAGTAAATTACCATGGCTATTTCACGCGCACAACTGCTTAAAGAACTGCTCCCCGGCTTGAACGCTTTGTTCGGTTTGGAGTACGCACGTTACGGCGAGCAACACAAAGAAATCTACGAAACAGAGAAATCTGAGCGTAGCTTCGAAGAAGAAACCAAGCTGGCCGGTTTTGGCGCTGCTCCTGTCAAGAACGAAGGCTCTGCCATCGCTTATGACAACGCGCAGGAAGCCTTCACTGCTCGCTACACCCACGAAACCATCGCTCTGGGCTTCTCCATCACTGAAGAAGCTGTGGAAGACAACCTGTACGACAGTCTGTCTGCCCGCTACACCAAGGCTTTGGCTCGCGGTATGGCTTACACCAAGCAGGTTAAAGCTGCTGGCGTGTTGAACACTGGCTTTGCTGGCACCGCTCTCGGCGGCGACGGCGTGTCTTTGTTCGGTAACAACTCCAGCGGTACTCGCGTTGGTCATCCTTTGGTTGGCGGTGGTGTGAACTACAACAGCCCAACCACTGGCGTTGACTTGAACGAGACCTCGTTGGAAAACGCTACCATCCAGATCGCTGCTTGGGTGGACGAACGCGGTCTGTTGATCGCTGCCAAACCAGTCAAGTTGATTATCCCTCCATCACTGATGTTCGTTGCCAAGCGCTTGCTGGACACCGAACTGCGTGTTGGCACTGCTGACAACGACATCAACGCGTTGAAGCAGTTGGGCACCGTGTCTGGTGGCTACACCGTCAACAACTTCTTGACCGACACAAACGCTTGGTTCTTGACCACAGACGTTCCAAACGGCTTGAAGCACTTCGAGCGTTCTGCTTTGCAGACTTCGATGGATGGAGACTTCGACACCGGCAACGTCCGTTACAAGGCCCGCGAGCGTTATTCGTTCGGCTGGTCCGATCCATTGGGTATCTGGGGCTCTTCGGGCTCCTAATCCACCCGGATTAAAAAGGGCTCCTTCGGGGGCCCTTTTTTATTGCACATTTGTTTTCTTTGTTGTATATTGCAATCAATCCCGGACTTTCCGGTGTATCTGACGGCTCCGGGCCGACGTCATGCAGACAGATACGCCTTAACCGCATGAGGAAAAATCATGGCTCAAACTACCTTCCAAGGCCCAGTTCGCTCGTTGGCTGGCTTCATCACTCAAGGCCCCGCCACTGTTGTCAACTTGGCAAACGGCACCAACACCGTGACTCTGGATGTCGCCACATACGCTGGCAAAACCATCCGCACGAACGATGCCACTTTGGTCATCACCTTGCCCGCCATCAACACCACAGCCAACCCTGTGACTTCTGGCCCCGGCCAAGACCCCAACACCGTGAACAACGTGGGCACCAGCTACACCTTCGTGGTTGAGACTACTGCTTCCGCTTGGGCTTTGAAGACCAACGGCACCGACAAGTTCATTGGCTCCATGATGATGGTTGACACTGACAGCTCCGGCGCAGTGACTGCTTTCGCACCCGCATCGTCCAACGACGTCATCAACTTCAACGGCACCACCACTGGCGGTATCGCTGGTTCGACAGTGACTGTGACTGTGTTGGCTGCCAACAAGTACATGGTGACTGGCGTGGCTCTGGCCTCTGGCTCTGTTGTCACTCCTTTCGCTGACGCTTAATTGATCTCAGGGGCTTCGGCCCCTGCTTTACAGGAGATTGATTATGACGATGCAAACCGATGTCAAAGCCGTATCGTTGGCAGCTTCTGGTGCAGTCACAAACGGTCGTGCGCGTCTGCGCGGGATCGTGATTGAACCCGGCAGCTCCACAGGCAGTGTCATCATGAAAGATGGCGGCTCCAGCGGCACCACACTCATGACGCTGAACACCGTGGCAAACGGTGAGACATTCAACGTCCTGATTCCAGCCGAAGGCGTGTTGTTTGCAACGAGCATTTATGCCACGTTGTCCAACGCGAAAGTGACGGCTTTCTATGCCTAAGACTCCAGCATGGCAACGCAAAGAAGGCAAGTCCGAGAAGGGCGGCTTGAACGCGAAGGGGCGGGCCTCTTACAACAAGGCCAATCCCGGCAAGCCCGGCCTGAAGGCTCCTCAGCCAGAGGGCGGCAAACGCCGCGACTCTTTCTGCGCCCGTATGGAAGGCATGAAGAAGAAGCTGACCGGAGAGAAGGCCAAGAAAGACCCGAACTCCCGTATCAACAAGAGCCTTCGGGCTTGGAACTGCTGATATGTCAGAACATCACGACAACATAAAAAACGTGCTGGACGTTGTGGCCGTGTTCACAGCGCTTGGCTCTTTTTTGGAAGTGATTACTCCTGTGTTTGGACTTATTGGCGCTATTGTTGGTGTCATGCGTATTTACGAAATGGCTACAGGCAAAGAGTTTCACACGCTTTTTAAACGGAAGAAAGACGATGCCGTCGACGAGTAAAAAGCAGCACGACTTCATGAATGCCGTGGCCCACAGCCCAGCATTTGCGAAGAAGGTAGGGGTCCCACAGTCCGTGGGTAAAGATTTTTCAACTGCGGACAAGGGCCGCAAATTTTCAAAAGGTGGAAATATGGCTAACACATCCCGCATGAATCGTTTGGAAGAATTGGGTCGCGTGAACGCTGAGAAAGCGTTTACACCTAAAGGCAAAAAGAATCTGGCCGCAGAGAAAAAGCGCGTGGTCGGTGAATTGAAGATGGCCAAGGGTGGCGAAATGAAAGAATCCAAAGCAATGGTGAAGAAAGAGATCGGCTTCATGAAGAAGGCTGGTGCTCCTAAATCCATGATCAAACACGAAATGTCCGAAGCCAAGATGGCTAAGGGCGGCATCGCCACTTCTTTGAAGGCACATGCTGCAGCTCCCGCCTCTAAGGCTCACGCTGGCATGAAAGCCGGTGGCATGACCAAGATGGGTTCGGTTCGCACCGCAGCTCCAAGCCGTGATGGCGTGGCTACCAAGGGCAAAACCCAAGGCACCATGATCAAAATGGCACGTGGTGGCCGCGCATACTGAGGGGTAAATCATGGCGACAAAGAAACGTAAACGCTTCGCCGAAGGCGGTATCTCAGAGGCGGAAGACAAAGCAGCTGGCCTGAAAGCCTCCGAAGGGGAGAAGGTTGGTTTCTTTGAGCGCCTGCGCATGGGCAACATTGACCAAGAAGGCTCTGAGGCCTACAACCGCTTTGGTGCTGGTCGTGGTAAGGCTGAGCGAGCTAAAGCCAATCAGTCTACCGCTGGCGAGGTGAGCCCAAACGTGTATCGTGTGGACTCTGGTCCCGGCAAACTGTCGGCAGCTTCTGCAGAAGATACGCCTTCCACCAACGTGTATCGTGTGGATTCCGGTCCCGGCAAACTATCGGCAGGTTCCGCAGAAAGTGCGCCTGCGAGAAAACCTGCTGTAAGAGCGGCTATGGCAGCGGCAGTGAAGGGGGCTTCTGCCCCCGCACCGCAAGCATACACACGTAAGATGGGCGCT